AATATTAATATTGGTGTTCAAAAAAACTCAACTGTTAATTGGTATTGGAATGGAAATATTAAATTTGTAATGCTGCTTGATAAGGCTCTTACAGGGCAAGAAGTGGCAGAACTTTATGATTTAAGTAAAACTGAATACGGTAATAAAGAAAAGAAACATACCTTCTATCTTCCTTCTAATGTAGACAATAGTGATAGTACATTAGTTGCAGGATATAATATGGATGTTGATGGAAGTGGAATTGTTCAAGATGTTACAGGCGCGTATCCTGGTACACTTACTGGAGGAGCTGTTCAAGAACAAGGAGTATTTGACAATGCTCTATTGTTAGATGGAAATGAAGGAAGGGTTGATACAGGTTCTACCGATTACATTGGAACAGGAGATATTACTGTTGCAGGTTTAATTAAATTAAATGGTTTTGGTGGTGGCGGTTTTGGGAGAATATTCGAAAATGGTAAATTTACAATATACACTTCTGATAATATGCTTACCATGATTTCAGATGGATCAACTGGTGCAACTTCAGCTGCTGGTACATTAAAACTAAATGAATGGATTCATTTTGTACTTGTAAGACCATCTGGCGGTGATAATTGTATTTTTTATATTGATGGGAATGATGCAACTAATTTAGCAGATTCTGGAACTCCTGCTGGGGCGATTTCTAATTTATTTATTGGGAATAATTCTGGCTCTAATAGAGGACTTGATGGTGTGCTTGATAATATGAGGATATTTAACGAAATCAAAAATGCTACTTGGATAGCGGATGACTATGCTAAATTTGCTGAGACACTTACATATAGGGATAGTTTAAAAGACGCTAATGTAAGTACGGGAAACGTAACTGCTGGGTATTTAGAGAATACTGATTGGCAAGTTAATTCGGGTGCATATCAAGTTAAATACGATAGCACAGAGGATGCTAGATACTATTCGTGTGAAACAGCAGGGGTAGCTTATACATCTTCTGATATGGCTTATGGAACGTGGGAATTTGATGTATATAAAGATGCAGATGGAAATACGATGCAGATTATATTCATAGCAAATGTTATAGGTACTAAAGCTGCATCTGGACAAGAAGCCTATGTTTTAACAATTAATAACGTTGAGGGTATCCAGTTAGAAAAAGCAGGAACAGGTGGTGGTGATCTTATGGTTTCTGCTGCAGGATTATTAAGTCTTCAGACTTGGTACAGGATTAAGGTTACAAGAAGATATGATGGTCAGTTTACTGTATATTTTTCATCAGATAACGGAATAACTTATACGCAAGTAGTTGCAGCTAGTGGAAGTAATCCTGTAACTAATAATGTTACAACGACTTCAAACTATACTTCATTAGATAATGATCCAGGAGATCGTGTTAAGAACCTTACTTTTAGTAGAGGAATAGTTTAATAAATAAATATGGATAAAGCATTAGTAAGACAAATCATAAAGGAATATGACACCACAAAGAGAGAAAAATGTGGCAATGAAGTCATTATTGAAAGATTAGATAATCTAATAATGTATAACAGCAATGCTCACGCTGCGATGAATAAGCACCTTGAGGATTTAAATGGAAAAGTTGCTAAGCATGAACTCTTCAACGCCAAAATTAAAGTATACTTATCAATCGCGGGCTTTATCATTATGACAACGCTAGGTATAATAATAGAAAAGATAATAAGATAATATGAAATATTCCGATGTATCACAGGTAAGAACAGTCGCAGGACTATCATCAAACACATTAATCAGTGACGCATTAGTTGATTCTAAGATCGTTGAAGCAGATGCAATCATTGATGGTGTAATATCTGATGTATATCAGCTTCCACTAGCGAAGTTCTGGGAAAACACAATTACATTTAGTGGGACTGGATCAGGATCTGCAACAATGACAATCACAATTAATGGAGTAGACTTTACTGCTGCTATTACGAGCGGATTAACAGCAGGTGGAGCAGCCAATCTATTAAGAGATTCAATCGTAACTTCAACCTCTTCTGCAAAGCATTTTGAGGTAGGAGACTTTGATAACGATGAAACAGTGAGGATTATAAGCACGCTAGTTGATGCGACCTCAAAGACATATGTAACTATAAGCTCTACAGATCCACAGACAGTACAAGGAATCACAGCAACTGGAGGAACTCCTTCACCTAAAGCACATCCACTAATCAGTACTATATCTGCGGAGATAGCATCTGCATTATTATTACAGATCGCTTACGGAAAGGAATCAGAAGACACAGACAAAGACGGATTCGCTAGAATGGAATCTGCATTAGAGATGTTAAAGAAAGTGCAAACAAGTGAGATTAAACTATTCGATAGAGAAGGAAATGAATTTACTACAGGAACTATAGCTAGGATGGCATTCTATCCTAATTCTACTAGCTCTGATGGAGATGGAGACGTTGATGACACAACAAATCGCTTCTCAGTTAACACAGAATACTAATGGCTACACCTGTAACCTTAAAAGGAGACAAGCAATTGAACAAAAAATTATTTTTATTCAAGTCTAAGATAAAGAACCCCAAGAAAGCGTTAAAAGAATCAGGAGAGTTTCTAGTAAAAAACTACGTAAGAAACTTCAAGGTAGAAGGAAAGGTACTAGGCAAGACGTGGGAGCCGCTCTCAGCGTTTACAATCGCACAGAAGGTAAGACTAGGGTATGGAGCCAAAAGGATCTTAGAACGCACAGGAAAGCTTATGAAGAGCATCAAGATAACAGAGCTAAGTACATTCTTGGTAAAAGTAGGAAGCAAGCTAAGCTACTACAAGTATCATCAATCAAGCTTATCTCGCAAGAAATTACCTAGAAGAAAAATGGTAGACATTAATATAGCCTTATCAAAAGGCATAACAAAAATACTAAGAAAACATTTATTTAAAGGATTTACCAAATAAACATGGACAGACTAATAAGCAGCTTACTAACATTATTGGAAACTGAATTTGGAACTACGTTCAAGGATTATACCTACGGAGACCAGAAGGTATATAATCGTACTGAGATACCTATGATATGCGTTATACCCGGAACATCAACGCTTGAGAATAGCGGAACTGTAAGAGATAACTTAACTCATACCCTTACTATAAGGCTTATCATAGACATGAAAACCTATCTTAACCCAACTACTACTGGAGATGTTCTGACTGCGGAGCAACAATTAGTTAAATGGGTTGAGAATACCGACGCTAACGGTGAATTCACTGGAAGTACAATAATAAAAGTCCTCAGGGAAAACATGACTATTTCAGGACATGTTTTATATAGCAACGACATATCAGTAGATTATAGTGATGAAATAATCGAGACAAAGGATACGCTATTGAAAAAAGCTGATATTAGTGTTACCTTTGAAAAGAGACCTAATAGACCATAATTAATTAACAATAATAATATGACTAAAGACAAATATGCAGATTTCGAACAAGATGGAACAGTTGAATGCGAAGGAAAGACTTACGACAGATTAGTGAAAAAAAATGCAGCTGGTATTATTACCAATGTTGCTCTAGTGGAAGCTAAAGGCGAAAAAAAGACTAAACCTAGTGGATTCTCATCAAAGAAATCAATTAACAATAAATAATGAGCAACGCGAATAGTTATTCAAAACTAGGTTACCTTGCCTTAAAAAAGGAATCTACAGCAGGTACAGCTGTAACACCGGATACTTATATTGAACTCTTAGAGGAAAATATTAAAGTAATGTACAACAACCAGCCAATTGATTCAATTGCTGGAGACCGAAGCAATAGACTAAGATCAGTGAAAGATAAAATCACTATCGAGGGATCTATTACTTGTTACGTAGATGCTAAAACTATTGGATACTTCTTGGAGTGTGCTTTAGGAGACGCTACTACAACAACCCTTACTGCTGCAACTGCATTCCAACATGTATTCACGCCATCAAGTTCTGTTGTGACTTATACATTTGATGTTAAGAAAGCAAATAAAAACTACGTATACCGATATGCTGGAGTACGTATTTCAAGAATTTCATTCAGCCAGGTAGATAATAAGATTCAAGCAACTATGGATATTCAGGCTCAAAAGGCTTTCGTAGGATCAAGAATCACTACTTCAGTAGGAGCTGGAACAACTTTGACCCTAGATCAAACTAGTGGTCTAACAACAAGCGATACTATTCTTGTATTAGACAAAGATGATCACGCTACAGAGGTTGATGAATTAACAATCTCAAGCGTAGACTCAGAAACACAACTTACAACATCTTCAATTGATGTTACACTAGACGTAAATGATATCGTAGTAATCAAGAAAGCTACTGCATCATATGACCTAGGTGCTAATCTAACATGGATTGGAGGATCTGACTACTTAATTGGAACTAAGGCTACTTATCCAGTAGATAATACTTCTGCTGTAGACGTAGATGACTTTAGTTGTGAATTTGTAAACGAACTTGATATAAGACATTCAGCTGTAGGAATTAATCATATTGATAGATTCCCAACAAACATTTTACTTAAAAGCTTTGGTGCAACTGGAACCTTCAGTAAGTTCTTTGAAAACATCGGATTCCTAGAAGATCTAAGAAACAGCCAAGGAATTGGAACAAGACTAAGAGCTCAAGGAGACGAATTAGAATCTAATTCAGCTGTTGCTGCTGTTGTTACATTTGGAACTCCAGGTGGAGCAGACGGACAAGTAACTGTAACTGCTTCAACTGCTGGTAGAGCAGGAGAAGACTACAATATCAAGCAAAACGTTGCATCTGATGATACATTGGCCGCAAGCATTGATGGTAATAATATTACTTTAAACTTAGCTAATACAACTGGATCTAAAAACACAGCTACATTAGTCGCTGCTGCTATAGATGCTTTAACTGGAGTAGGCGCTGCTGCAAGTGGAACTGGAACTACTGAATTCACAATCGCTGCTGCTGATAAGATTAATCTAGGAGACACTACAGAAGGGCGTGATGCTAGTGAAAAAGAATCACTTCAAGTAAGTTTCGCTAATACTAAATACGACGTATTTGGTCAAGATATAACAGCTGACGATACAATTAATGAAGAAATTGGATTCACTGTAGAGCGTGGAGCTACTGATGCTGATAATGAAATGACTAGAGTTGTATTAAGAAATAGTGTAAGCTCATACTAATATAATTAATTAACTAAACAATATGTCTATTTTCGTAGATGACAAAGACGGAGAAAAAATCGATCTTGGCAATGGTGAATGGATCACTGTTAAGAAAGAATTCTCTTATGCGGACGTTGCGTGGATAGGAACATTAGACATGGATGACATGGATAAAAACATTGCCATCCTTGAAAAATTTTCTATCGAATGGAGCGCAAAGGATTCAGAAGGAGAATCTCTACCTCTTGTCAAAGAAAATCTCAAGAAACTAAAAGTGAATGTATTCACAAAAGTTGTGAACGCACTAGTTGATCGCATGAAGATCGATGAAGTTTCTAAAAAAAAATAGTAAATGCTATTAGGATAACGCAAGGTAAACGAGCAGATGGTGAAGGATACCTGGACTACAAGATGACTGAAAAATTCGGCTGGGATTGGCACAAGCAAGACCATAAGCGGATAACGATGTTCATAGAGATACTAAAGCATGAACTAAAGAAACCTAAAGAATAATATGGCCAAAGAAAACCTCGACGTTATCGTAAGTCTGAAAGACCAAGCCTCTAAGAAGGTGAAGGATATAACAGGAGCTGTTGACAAGTTAAGTTCAGCAGCTCTTAAGGCTGCCAAGGCTGTGGGAGTTCTCACTGCTGCGTTTGCGGGTTTATCCATAAGAGAGTTTGCAGAGTTCGAGCAAGGTATGTCTAAAGTTAAAGCAATTACTGGCGCTACAGGCAAAGACTTTGATGACCTTACCGAGAAAGCCAAGGAAATGGGGCGTACGACGGCGTTTACGGCTAAAGAGGCATCAGACGCTATGACGTTCCTTGGAATGGCTGGTTTCGAGACTGCCGACATCATGAAAGCCGTTGGAGGCACGTTAGACTTAGCTGCTGCTTCAGGAATTGAATTAGGGCGTGCTGCTGATATTGCATCCAATGTATTAACTGGATTCAGGCTAGACACTTCACAGACAGGAAGAGTAGTTGACGTAATGGCAAAAACAATCACAAGTTCTAATACTAATATGGAGCAGATGGCTGAGGCTATGAAGTTCTTTGCTCCTACGGCTGCTGCTTTTGGGATTACCGTAGAAGAAGCGTCTGCAACCATAGGACTGCTGGGTAATGCTGGTTTACAGGGTACTATAGCCACACAGGCATTTGCTACAGCACTTGTTAGGCTTGCCAAGCCTACTGCTGCAATGCAAACCACAATGGATGAGTTAGGCCTAACGTTTTTTGATGCACAGGGTGAGTTTATAGGATTTACCGAGATGATAGGAATGCTTGAGAAGCGATTTGAAAATCTTACTACCGAGCAAAGACAGGCTGCTATATCTACTATATTTGGACAACGAGCTGTTAAACAGTTTAATGTTTTGTTGTCTGCGGGTAGTGGAGAACTAAAAGAATTTACAGGTAAACTAAAAGATTCGGGGGGAACAGCACAGCATATGGCTGAAGTACAATTAGATAATTTACGAGGACAGTTTACCATACTTAGGTCTGCTATATCAGGATTAATGATAGAAGTGGGTGCAAAGTTTGAACCATTCTTGAGAAAAACAATTGCTACTCAAATTGATTTTGTTCGCTCATTAACTAATAACGTAGATGCTATTGATGAGGTTATTGAAGCATTCCAAAACTTAAAGCGTATAGCAATGGTTGCTATAGATTTCTTAATAGGAGTTGCTAACGCTTTTGCAGAAACAGCAGGGCCTAGAATTAAGGAAGCTCTTGGGACACTGAATGAAGCTTTTGGTAAGTTTGCTGATGTAATTGAAAATATTGCTGGTAGATTTGGAGGATTTGAATCTGTTATACACAAAGTAGCCAATCTTTTAGGCGTAGTCTTTGGTGAATCGGTTAAGCTAGCTGCAAAAGGAGTTGATTTGTTAGTTGTTGGAATCGGCAAAGCACTTGATATATATGACAAGCTTAAAGCCAGAATTAAAGAAAGCGATGTCGATTTTAAGGGTCATGCTGAAAAAGGCTTAGGTGTTGCAAAAGATGCATATGATAAGCTAAAAGGCAAGATAGGGGAAGTTGATATTGATCTTAGTGAACACGCAAGAGGTGGCGTAAAACTGGCTAAGAATTCCTATGACAAGCTGAAGGATAAAGTAGGTGAGGTTGATATTGATTTAGAAGCTCATGCAAGGAAAACAGTTGGAGATGCTAGAAAGGCTTACAGCAACATAAACGACGTTCTTGGTGAATTTAATTTAGAATTAAAAGACATTGTTGATGTTATAGCGCTGGTTCTTAAACCTGTGTTGACCTTAACGAAAAAGGTTGCAGAATTCGCTGTTAACATGGATGAGGAAGGAAAACAAGCAATAGTATCCTTTGTAGAAAGCTTAAAGGAAATGGGAATAACAATCTGGGAAACGACAAAAGGAGCAATTAAAAGATTTATAGAAATAATTGGAGAAAACAAAGACAAGCTTATTGCTCTAAAAGACGCAATTAAAGAAGTTATTAAGTTTGGAATTGATAAACTTAGATTTGCTGTTGATAAAGTAAAAGTTAGATTTGAGCGATTTAAAGACAGGGTTCGAGAAGTAATGGAAACAGTAACAGATAAATTTGATGACAATAAGAAAGCGGTAAAAACATGGGAAGAAAAATTAGATGTATATATGGATGGAGCTAAAAAGGCTTTAGATGTTTTTGCGACGAGTGTTGAAACGACATTAAACTACCAAATAGAATTATTAGAGGAGTTTTCAACAAAAGCAATTCCTGGAGCAATGATTGCGTGGAATAATTTAAAAGACGTGTGGGAAGACACAAAGCTTGAAGGAGAAGAGCTAAATCTTTTAATGGAAATATTGGCTGAATCTGGAAAAATAGGAATGAATTTATTAGACGAAGCTGCAAGAAACGCAGCAGGCACAGTTGGTAGTACCTTAGGAGGATCTTTGGTTCTTGTAAGTGATCTTGTTCGTGCCCTGGTAGAATCATTTAAAATGCTATACGATGTTGCGCAACTGGTAACGATCGCAATAACAAAGAAAACAATGGCCGATTTTGATCCTGCTTCTGTTTTTGGAAAAGGATTGATTGGTGAAGCACTTGGACCAGAACATATGCCATTTCACAAAACAGCTGAATTTATGTTAGACAAGCTGTATTATGACAGGATAGAAAAATTGAAAGAGACCAAAGAATCTCTTGCTGGAATGACAGCTCTTGAAAAAGCTCAGTATCTTGCTACTGGCAGGTTTCAGTTTAGGGCTGGCGGTGGCCCTGTGAAAGCAGGAAATTCTTATATGGTAGGAGAGCGAGGACAAGAATTGTTTATTCCTAGCCAGAACGGTAAAATTGTTCCGAATAACAAGCTGAATGGTGGCGTAACTATTAATGTACAAGGTAACTTTGTTGGTTCTCGGGATGAAGCAATTAGGCTCGGTGATATTATTACTAGACGATTAGGGCTATCAACAGCAATGGTATAACAGAAATAGTATGATAAGTTATTATATAAATGACACAGATCGGACAAGTAATATTGAACGTGATTCCTTGACTATTAATTCAGAGCTGGAAAGACGTGCAACAAGCTGTAATTTTACAATGACAGCAAATAGACCAACTGAAGGACAAGATGTTCAAATATGGCGTCACGTGGCTATATCTAGCTATTCCGGCACTACATTGGTCTTAAAAGACGCTACAGTCTCAGGAGACAGTATTTGGGACACTAATTGGTTTAGAGTTGGCGATGTAATCACTTTAGGAATAGGAGAGTCTACCCAAGAAGAAGTTACTATTAGCGCAATAACTGAAAGCACAAACACAATCACATTATCTGCTGCTGCCGCTAGCGCGCATGCTGAAGACGAAAAATGCGGAATTAAAATATTCGGAGGAGTTATCTCATCTACTAGAGACGAGAATCTACATCAATTAACCAACATTATTTATTATGTTGAATGCGTAGATTATACAACTATCTTTGATAAGCAATTAGTTAATGAGTCATATTCGAGCAAGACATCATTATATATCATCAATGATGTTGTAAATAA